AGACCTTGAACCAGTTGATGGCGGAGAAGAAGAAGAACGAGGAGCAGGCCAAGAATGAGTTTGACAAGCGTGTCAAGGAGACGAAGGCGAAGGCGATTCAGGAGAATATCAAGTTGGCAAAGGAGAGTGGAAACAAGTTGACCCAGATGCTGGCGAAGGATGGCGAGACGTTGGTGGACGCGAAGCCGAAGGAAACGAGCGGAGCGAGTAGTGCGAGCGGTGCGAGCGAGGGCGTGGGCGGCGGTATTTGGAACGCGGGCGATGACTCCGCTTCCGTTACAATGACAGTGGAAGAGATGCGCAAGGAACTGTTTGAGAGTGAGGACGTCGTGATGGATAAGAATAACGACCACGGGTTGTCGCGGTTGTCCTCGGCGGGAACGAAGGAAATGGATACGGTTGATTAGTATTTGAATGTTCTGATTGAAAACAATGAAAAATGGTCATTATTACTACTGTGGTATACCGTAATAATAATGTGATAAATAATGTGATAAATAATGTCATATACTAAATGTTGTTATTTACTTTACCATTTCTTGGTAAATGTAACATTGGCGTTCCAACCACTCGACTGGCTGTAGCCACCACCAAAACTAAGAGATGAATTCTTTGCCTCAGCAGATGCGGCAGAAAAATCGGTTGAAGACGCGGTCTTCGGTTTCGTAAATTGGAGAGTTTTCATTTGAGTTCGTTATAATAAACCATTAGATTATAATCCGGAGATTGTAATGATATTATTACTGGTCGTGTGAACTCGTTACCTAGACGGACTCTGCGACACAGTAATAATAATCTTTGAATACTGTTTTGTCTTTGACACTGCGACTCATTTTGGCGGTGGATATCTGTAGAGGTTAATATATAATTAAATTGATTAATATGTAATTAAATTGAAACAAATTTTTGTTATAAAATTTATATCATAAAGCAAAATGTGCAACTCAAAACGATTATGTGATGATGAAAAATGTCAAACCTGCTTTGAAAAATCATTTGCTTCACACGAAAAATCAAAATACTGGAGCGAGAAAAACGGTGATGTAAAACCAAGACATGTTTTTAAATGTTCACACAAAAAATGTTGGTTTAATTGTGAATGTGGCCATCAATTTAATATATTATTGAGTAATTTGACGACGCAACATAATCAATGGTGTCCGTATTGTGCAAATAAAAAGTTATGCGAAAGAGAAGATTGTCAAAGTTGTTTTGAAAAATCATTTGCTTCACACGAAAAATCAAAATATTGGGGTGATGACAACGAACTTAAACCAATCCAGGTTTTTAAATTTAGTGATAAAAAAATAATATTTGATTGTAATTGTGGGCATCAATTTGAAAGCGTATTAAAATCTATATCAAAAAATACTTGGTGCCCTTATTGTTGTTTTCCTACTATAAAAATATGTAAAAAGCAAGAATGTCAAAGTTGTTTTCAAAAATCATTTGCTTCACACGAAAAATCAAAATATTGGAGTGAAAAAAATAGAGACCAACCCGATGGTTATGAAGGTTTATTTATTAGTCCAATACATGTAATAAAATGTTCAGAAAAAGCATATTGGTTTAATTGTGATTGTGGTCACGAATATTGCACACCATTATCTTATTTATCTAAGACTTGTGGTGGATGTGCATATTGTTGTAATCCTCCAAAAAAATTATGTGAAAAAGAAGATTGTCAAACCTGCTTTGAAAAATCGTTTGCTTCACACCAAAAAGCAAAATATTGGAGTGACAAAAATGGTGATGTAAATCCAAGACAGGTTTTTAAACAAGGTAATAAAAAATATTGGTTTGATTGCATTTGTGGGCATTCATTTGAAAGTGCTTTAGGTAACATTGCCACTTCAAATCAATGGTGTCCATATTGTTCAAATCCCCCACATAAATTATGCGAAAAAGATTGTCAAAGATGCTTTGAAAAATCATTTGCTTCACATGAAAAATCAAAATATTGGAGTGATAAAAATGTGGATGAAACTGGTAATAAGATACAACCCAATAATGTGTTTACATGTTCGGGTAAAAAATATTGGTTTATTTGTGAAAAAAAACATTTATTTGATTGCACTTTAAATAATATAAATAATGGGTTTTGGTGTCCAATTTGTGTAAATAAAACAGAAAAAAAATTATATGAACAACTATTACAAATATACCCAAACATCGTTTCACAATTTCGTGTAGATTGGTGTAAAAATATTATATCAAAAAGAAATCTTCCATTTGATTTTGTATTAGAAGAACAAAAAATTATTATTGAATTAGATGGAAACCAACATTTCGTGCAAGTCAGGAATTGGAAAACACCGGAAGAACAATTTGAAAATGACCAATACAAAGAAAAATGTGCGAATGAAAATGGTTATTCTATAATAAGAATTATTCAAGAAGATGTGTGGAATGATACGTATGATTGGTTTGATGAATTAACTCAAAATATTATTAAAATTACAAGTGAACATACAATACAAAATATTTATATGGGCAAGAAAAACGAATACAATAACTTTAAATAGTGTAGTAGAAAGCAAGATAAAATTGAAATAATTAGACCGTGGATAACTGTAATATATAATACACCGTATTTACGTTATGCCCGAGTTCACGCGCGATTTGGAGGAGTTGGTGTGTCATTTCAAGTCACAAAAGGTCCAATTAACATTACATTTGGAGAAGAACTATCGAGAGAATATTCATTATACAAAATCACCACTTACCGTTGGTACAGAAACGAAAAAACGGAATGGTGGACAAAACCGAATCGTCTACAAGCTAACAGAAGAAGCATTTGAGCTCTTCAAAAACTCATTCAAGCTGAGAAGTAAGTATATTGTAGACGTTTCTGAAAATGTGAAGTGTGTCAAATTCCCAATGTGTATTGAAGCACAGACCATCGGGTTTATTGAAAATGCGTATCGGGGATTACGTGCGATGTCCCGACAGTTTCAGATTGGACCTTATCGGACAGACTTGTGCTTTACAGACGATTTCATTGTCGTAGAATGTGATGAATACGGACATAGCGACCGGTTAGTGGCGAACGAACTGGAGAGAGAAGAGTTCATCAAAAATCAAGGTTACGCAATGATACGCTATAATCCGAACGAATCAGGGTTTGACCTGTCAGATGTGTTGAATCGGATAAATAGGAGGTTGAAGTTGCTTTCATAAATCAAAAGCAGATTTATGAAAGCGGCGGGTTGGAACATAGTCGCTTTCATAAATGAAAATCAAGATTATGAAAGCGATGGTATAATTGACGGTCGCTTTTATAAATCGAAAGCGACAAATATGATTAAAATGCTAATTTCGCAATCTTGCTCCTCCGAAAAAGTGAGCAACCTTCCCTCACCACTTACTCTTCTTCACATTTATCTTCGGTCCCTTGCTATTTTTCGCAGCATTAGGGTCATACGACTGCTCTCCTTCGTCGTCAGAACCGAGATTCTTGGATATTTCCCAGAATTCCTTACTGCCGAGCTTGAATGGCCCGTGCTGCTGTGCCTTATACCAGAAGATTTGGTCTTGTAATTTGTTGGATTTCGCGTTATTATTGATGACGAGACACTCGTAATTCTCGGTACACTGGTCCATCACCTGACAAAAGCTCTCAAAAGTGGGGAACATACCCGCATAATTGTCGTAGATTCGCTTACGATTCGCAATATATGGTTCACGGAGGATAAAAACGTAGTCGATATTCGTGCGGAGATTTGGAGGGATACCAAGGGGATATTGCATTGTGATGACTAACATTATCTTCCAATGACGTCCGTTCATAAAGAGGAGGCGCATCATCACGTCCTTCGTCCATTTGTTATCATACAAGCAATCATCCAAAACGACAAATGTGCGCGGGTCAATGGATGACTTCTTGTATGTATCCATTTCCTTTTTCACTTGCTTTAACACTGCCTTCTGGCGCTTAAGAATGTTCTCGATGATAGCCGTATTATAAGCGTCGTGAATGAATAGTTTTGGGACGTGTGCTGCGAAGAAACCGTTGCCGGCCTCTGTGCCTGAGATGACGGTGCCGATGGGGATATCCTGGTGGTGAAACATCAAGTCCTGGACGAGGAAACTTTTCCCGGTATCACGGCGCCCGATGAGAACGATAACTGGGCCTTTGTTTTCATCGGGGCGAAAACTGATGGCCTTCATATCAAACTTCGCGAGTTCTAAATTCATAATGCTGGTGATAAAAATGGGAGATATTATAATATGAATGTTTACACGAATGGAATGAAATGGAATGAAATGGAATGAAATGGAATAGTCCCGTTTAAAATAAATATAAAACTTCTATTTAACAATCATACTACATTTAGGAAACCGTCCATCAATGTCAACGAATCCAACAACGGAGTGTCCGCGATTTCAACTTCATTATCGGAAACATAAGTATATTCCTGAAACCATTGAGCCCGCACTGTTGTATGATATTCAGAACTATATCCCCATTTATTCGCGGTTTTTTGATATCAATGACACCAATTATAACGGGATTCAATTGAACCAGAAGTATTATTTACAAAATATTATTGCGCATCCTGGGCGCATTCTAGACGACGCAACGGTGTCAGCGACAACACCCACGGGCCACGACCACGACCACGACCACGACCGCGACCGTGAACGCACACGGTCATTGAATCATTTAGAAACCATTATTGTGGATGATAAAGGTGAAACAAACAATGTGCCGATATTTGTCAAGTATTCTCCACTATTGGACCCTATCCGATATTTATCGGGGAAATACCTCACGCACCAAGATAAAACGCGAACCCTTCCTAAATACAACTCTACACAGGATATGTGTGAAGAGAAAATGCTGAATACGAATAATTCATCGTATGTCGATGGTTTTTTCTCGTATTTGACGAGTCAAGCACTTCATACCCACGGCATCGTCCACGGTGTAGATTATTATGGGAGTTATTTGTGTAAACAACGCGAATTTTCTACAAATGTGTTTGATGACATCGACTACTTGGTTGGGTGTTCATTTTTCAATAATTACGAGAATAACCTCTTTACGATTGATTATTCGCAGTTTGGTGAAGATGATGACGGGGGAACGGGTGGAGAAAGTGGTACAGGAGCAGGAGGAATTGACTTGAATTCAGGCAAACTGATGAAACTGCGAAATAAAATGAAGTCGATGATTGGAAATACAGGACCAGATAGTTATATTGAATCGCGTGATGAGTTGAAGAATAAAATCCATATATGTGAAGAAATCGATACTACAGATGATACGATTTCTGAAGTGCCATCATTGGTTGAAGTGAATCTCTCGGAAATCGAAAATCAAATGGTCGCAGATGTCGCAGATGTCGCAGATGTCGCAGATGTCGCAGATGTCGCAGATGTCGCAGATGTCGCAGATGTCGCCGTAATGTCATTACAACCAAAAAAAGAAACGAGAGAATATGACGATACAAGTGATAGCGACTCATCACAGTCTAACTCATCGTATACGACAATTAGCGATAGCGATAATGAAGATGAATACGTCGGTAAACAAGGGTGCGAATTAGAGAATAACACTACGATTTGTACCAATGGAAGGCGCGAGGATAGCGACAACGACAGTCACGGAAGTGAGAGCGTCCGTGGCAGCGTCCGTGGCAGCGACAGTGGCAGCGACAGTGGCAGCGACAGTGGCACATATGACAGTAGCGACGAACAAATCATCGTGAAAATCAAAGACTTCCCAATTCAAGCCATCCTTCTTGAAAAATGTGTGAATACTCTCGACCATATTATGATGACAGATGAACTCACCAAAGAAGAATGGCAATCCATTCTATTCCAAGTGATAATGACGCTTATCATCTACCAGAAAATGTTCGCGTTTACACATAACGACCTTCATACGAACAATGTGATGTTCATCGAGACTACTGAAGAGTTCTTGTATTATTTCTACGAAGGTCAGTATTATAAAGTCCCCACATATGGCCGTATTTTCAAAATCATCGATTTCGGTCGCGCAATTTACAGATTCCGCAACGAACTCATTTGTAGCGACAGTTTTCACCCGAAAGGCGACGCCGCAACGCAGTATAACTTCCCGCCCTATTACAACCCAGAAAAACCGATTGTAGAACCCAATTTCAGTTTTGATTTGTGCCGATTTGCCTGCGCACTTTTTGACTATTTTATTTACGACTTGCGTAAAGTGGAGAAACTGTGTCGTTCCGACCCCATCATCAAGTTGGTCGTGAAATGGACGATGGATGATAAAGGGCGGAATGTGCTTTATAAATCTAGCGGCGAGGAGCGATACCCTGACTTTAAATTGTATAAAATGATTTCGCGGTCGGTTCATCATCACGTTCCCTCGTCAGAGATTCATAATCCGCTGTTTGATGAATACAAAATCACGGTAAAAAAATACAAGAAGCACGCAGCACTCTCTGCGAAGTTCTTGAAAGATGGCAAGAATACGCATATTTTTATCAATGTAGATACATTACCAGTATACTATACAGTCTAGTCATTGCCGATGCGGTATTGTGTCTGTGCCGGTGCCTCTGCCTGTGCCTGTGCCTGTGTGTTAACGACGACGATTCGCGAGAAACATTTTTCGGTGCGCCGGAACACCATTTTTGGCGATGAACTCAATCTGTCGCATTGTCCATCCCATCGAACATCCGGAGTGACCGGTCTCCATATGATTTTGAACTTGTGAAACAATGCTATCCTCGCCTGCGCTGAACATAAATCCGCGGTCGCTGGGTGGACTGTATTGCGAGAGATATTTCCATACATTGATTTCACGGGTTTTGATACTCGGGTCTTCATTTGCGCGAAGAATTGCGCGCATTCCGTCGCGGACCATATCCTCGGACCATTTGTCGTTGAAATAAGAGAGGTCGCAATCTCTCACATCGTTGAACGTAAGAGGCCAATATTCTTCTTCGGGGATGATTGGGTTGCGTTCCAGGTGAACGGCGACAGTTTCGGGAGCAACGACGGTAGTGGTAGCGGACATACGATGTTAATAAGAACGAAGACGATGACAATGGGATGAAGAGATAAATAGATTTCAATTTTAATCATCCGTCATCCGTCATAATCCATATAAACATATTTCGTGTATATATGTATTATGGTAAACATATGACTGGCGAAGAAAAAGAAGAAGAACGTGAATTGAATAATGGAAATGACAACGCACCCGCACCCGCACCCGCACCCGCACCCGCACGACCCCGCGAGACCATTACAATCGAAGGCGCGACCTATGACATAACTGATTTCAAACATCCAGGCGGTAGTATTATTAACTACCTGAAAAACACATCGGATGCAACCGACGCCTTCCGCGAATTTCATTATCGTTCGTCGGAAAAAGTGAATCGAGTGCTTCAATCCCTTCCGAAATACGAGGACGAGGGTGCATCCGTGTCGGCAAGAGAACCAGTCTTGACCGAGCAACAGAAAGCAATGACTGCTGATTTCCGAGAGATGCGCGAAACACTCATTGCACAAGGTTGTTTTGAACCGGATTATATCCACGTCTATTTTCGCCTTCTTGAAGCAGCATTTTATTTCGGAATGGGGACGTGGTTCGCCTCGCATAATATCTACGCATCCATTCTCTCGTTTATTGTGTTTAAGACGCGATGTGGCTGGATTCAACACGAAGGAGGGCATATCAGTTTAACCGGTTTGCGCACCATTGACCGCGTAATTCAGTCGTTTACAATGGGGTTCGGTGATGGAACAAGCGCTTCCGTTTGGAATAACATGCATTCACGTCATCACGCAGCGCCACAAAAAATCCAGCACGACGTAGACCTCGATACGACACCACTTGTCGCATTTTTCAATCGCGCATTTGAATCAACGACGCAAGGTCAAATCACCGCGCGATTTATGAACCGATGGTGGATGCGACTTCAAGCGTGGACATTCTTGCCCATCGTCAATGGTATCTTAGTTCATTTATTTTGGATGTATTACTTACATCCTAGGAAGGTATTTCTAAAAATATGTTCTGCGGCGAAACGAGAAGATCATACGAACGCAGCAGTTGAAATGGTATACATCGCATTACAACATTTATCCTTGCCACTTATTTTTTATACCGGTGGTGTATCTGGTGGCGGTATCGCGTGGTGCTATTTTCTTCTTATGGTGACGAATTTTTGTAGTTATGTCTGTTTGTTCGGTCACTTCACTCTCTCGCACACATATACGCCGGTTATTCCGGAGGATAAACATCTCTTGTGGTTTGAATATGCTCTAAACCACACCGTGAATATTTCAACAAAGTCGGCACTGGTTACGTGGATTATGGGGTATCTTAATTTTCAAATCGAGCATCATCTTTTTCCATCAATGCCTCAGTATAAGAACGCGCTTGCTGCGCCGTATGTGCGCAAGTTTTGTGAGAAACACGCACCTCACGTGAGATATACCGAACATAGTTATAAAGAGGCCTGGTGCCGGATGTTATCCAACTTGAACGAGGTTGGAAAACACTATTATGAAAATGGGGTGGAAGCACCGACGACCGCGTTCACGTCCGCACACGAACACAACGACTAACATCAGAACCAGAATCGTGAAACCTCACGAGCGAAGCGAACGAGAACCTAGAACCCAGGTGTATCCACAAATACTGCCGGCGCGCCACCACCGCCTCCGCCACCGCCTCCGCCTCCGCCTCTGCCTCCTCCACCAAGATGTTCGAACTGATTCAATACAAACACGGCCAACACTGCGGAAATACATACCATAATCGAATCACGCATTAATACTTTCACCGGTTTTTGCATTTCTGGTTCGACAAACCGCATCTCCATAAATTTCAATATAAAATACACGGTTGCGATACTTACCCCGATGATAAACATTTTTGTAGAGTCTACCATTTCAACTAGATTGATGTATATAAATTGCGTATCGAAGTTATATACATAAATTAAACGATAGAATAGAAAAATCATACGAATTTCATTTGCGGCAATGTGAACAGCGGCGCAACCACCGACCCACCCACACACTACGTTTGAAACGCCATCATAACCGGTGGATAACATATATACATAATGCCCGCTGCGATTGCTAAAAACACAAATGAAAAGATAAAAATGAGAAGGTCAATTATAAAAATATTATCATACCATTTGCCTTTTTCTTCTGAATTTTCGGCCATATTGTTATTTGACTACTAGTATACTCTAGTATACTATTAGTATAAATCTACCGAATTAAGATAATACCTCAATATCATCTAATAATGGCGGAGCATTGATATGTTGTACATCATTGAGTGTATGAATATCTAATGTATCTAATTTAATATCATCTCCGATGGAAAGTCTCCCACTATCGTCATCATCCGCATCAGCACCATCATCGTCTCTCATATATTCATTCTTTCTCTCACTCGCATCTGTTTCAAACGTGCGTATTTCATTTTCTCCAAATGATACACCACCGCTACCCCCGCTACCACCACCACCGTCGCCACCGCTACCACCACCACCGTCGCCACCGCTACCACCGCTACCGCTACCGCTACCACCGCTACCGCTACCACCACTGTCGCCGCTACCATTTAATTCACCCACAAAATCCAAATTTTCAATTCGGTCAACACTCTTTTCCGAACTCACGTCTGTGTTTTCCTCATTTGAAATACGGTCTCCATTTCGTTCACGATGGCGTCGTCGGCGTGTCGAAGAATGACTTGTCCGTCGCCTGGCCGAGAGATTGGCGTCCTCCTCAGAGATAATCGGTTCCTGTTTTACGACCTCTTCATTTTCTGTCACTTCTACAACATCTTCAATCGTTTCTTCTAAATACATCTTAATCAGATCTTCAACCGGTATATTATCCCGAATGGTATTATAAATACACTCCTTGATAATGATTTCAAATTCGCGATTGTTGCGCTGGGTATGCAGAGGTTCAATGCCTCTTTCAAAGATATAAACATTCGAATACAGTTTCCGCGCACTATTCACGTATATTTTATGAATAAAATCTGAAAGTTGCGGAATCTTAATATCAACCTTCTTCTGTTTATTCCCTACACGCATAACCGTCATACATTTCAAATGAATGATATGGACGCACGTAATGAGGTCTTCTAAATAACCACACGTGCTTCTTTCTTTGATTCGGTCGGTCTCTTCCTTGATGATATTTGGATTCCATTTTGGGACTCGCGAAAGAAGATTCTGGAACGTCATTAGGTATTTGTCTTGTTCCTTGTTTCCAACACATAATTTCACTGCTTCATCGAAAATAGAACGGAATCCTTCTTGTATTAGTGGAGTCAAAATATTGACAAGACGAGACGCCCATTCATTTTTTGACTCGTAAAGTGATGTCACAGAGTAATCGTCCATTGCGTCTAGCGTAGTTTTGTGTTGCTGGATAATAAACCTAGACTTTACATAAACGAAATATTTTCTAAAGTCAATTTACAACGAAATACTATGAAATGAAGCATGTATAATATTAATAATTTTTCATTTCTAAATTCTTTCCGAACTTTATCAAACATTATGAGGAGTTCATAACGCCGGAGTTCTATCATATTTGGATGAACCTGAATATGTTCAATAATATCAAGTGCCGAGTATCCTTGTTCGTATAATAAAACAGATAAGTCTATTATTTTCGCATATTCCTCACTGGTGGGAGAATCATCTGTGGTGTTTGCGCCGTTGAGATAACTTGGGTGAATCTGTATAAGTTCATTTAATGAACGTTCTCTCGATTTCGTTATTTTATATGTGTCGCAGGACTGATTTACGATATAGGTATGTAAATTTATCGGTATTCCCGTTTCAGGACACTGTGGTTGTGGAATATAAATGTCGCAGAATCGTGAGAGAATTGGACGAAGGAGACTATCTTTATTTTCAACGACGATGAAAAAGCGTGTTGATGAACTAAATAATTCAATACAGCGACGAAGCGCGGATTGAGCATCAATTGTCAGTTTATCTGCGTTCGTTAAAATCACGGATTTGAATATGGAACCTTCTTTCAAATCAATATTTGTCTTTGCGAAAAACTTTAATTCCTCGCGGATAAAACGGATTCCTTTTCCGTGAGCGCAATTCGCGCGCATAACATAATTTTTAATTGCGGTCTTATCTCCGTCATATATCGCGTGTATGAAACGATTCAATATATACGTTTTTCCGCATCCGTGAGAACCGTAAAAAATAATATTAGGTATTTTTCTGTTTTTTATGAATATATCCAATTTATTGTGAATATTTTGATGAATATTTTCAAGTGATGTCATTATTCTATCGGTTTGTAATAATGACAATATCTGTGTTTAATTCGTTTCTGAAATACATTCAATTCTTTTGAATTAGAAGTTGATAACTTGGTCGTATGGCCTAACATTTGATAATTTTCCTGGCATATTGCTCTTACCCTCTCCATCGGTTCCATCCGTGTAATAATAATTCGTAGTGTAATAATAATTGGTCGGTCTTGATGCAGTATAAAATGGCGATTCTTCTTCAAAGTCCTTACCATTATACATTCCGAGATATGCGGTAGCAGCTGGCGTTCCATCTTCATAATAATATGCGTTATGGCGGTTTGTTCGCTGGTTAGATGCAGGGTCATTTGGGTCAATCCAATTTCCGATTCCGCGAATAATATTTCCGGCAGCATCGCGAATGGTTCCAAACAGACCAGGTGCTGGTGCAGGTGCATTCCCGAATCCAGAACCGGCCATCAGTCCGGGGGGACCGGCTGCCCCGGCGCGCCCATATCCTCGAAAATTACGTGTAATCCCGCGCCGATAAATATCATCACTATCCAGGGATGAATAACTCATATCTCGCGCGATACCATCATATTGTGTTCGCGTGGTTGCAAGTAAATTTTTTTCAATCTGTGTTCCATCGGGTAAATAGGTCGCCCATCGTGTCACTTTCAAGCAGTCTGCGTCAATACGGCACGCATCCGAACCAGTCATTCCAGGATTATTACATTTCCACGGACACTTACGCATCAAGAGAATGTTATTGCCTTCTGCCGACTTTACGAGATTGCCACTCGCGTCCAATCGGAAAATACTCTGGCAGTTTCCTTCATTGCTAGATAAGGTAGACGGTTCCGCGCATTTACGGACGAATCCATCATCGCCATATCTCCAGTTGGCGCCATCATACCACGAATCTGGATGACTTCCAATGAGACGATTTCTGCGGGCAACTGCTACATCAAATTTCAGTTGGGCGTCGGTCTTTGCCGTCTCGGTTGTCGCGGAACGCAGTGCCTTATAAGCACTTTCATAATCCTTCTGTGCTTCAATCGCCCAATTCATTTGACGTTTGACATCGGAAATAAGGACATTCGCTGCGGCAGCCGTAACATATGTTGTCCCATCGCTGGCGGTTCCAGAGGTTGTAGGTGCGCCGGTGGAAACAGCAGCCGCAGCCCTGGTCTCAATGACCGGAAGAATATATTCTCCTTGGTCCAAAACACCACCATCCACAGAAAACGCATTGTTAAGAGTAGCGCCAGATTTATAGGTTCGGATTTTCGCGGCCGTAGTGCTTGTTTTCGCAGTAGGAGTTTGAAGTCCTGCGATGGATAACTTAACTGGAACATTATTTGGAATCGCGCCTCCTAATGTAAACGCTACGATATTTACTCCACCCCCATACGTATTTACATCTGAAGTAACCACACCCGCATTTGAAATGGTCGACAGTGTATCCTGAAGACTCGTGCTAGCGTTCGTCCATACAAAAGAGATTCCAAGGTCAATATTTGCCGTCCGCGTGACATAAGGAACCTGAACCAAAAAGATATCACCCGACGCCATTGCGTTTGTAAGCATTAACGTGATTGAAAATGTAGTCGCAGTTCCAGTATAATTTGGAGATAGTTGCGGACTTTCTGTCGAGATTTTACGGCACGCTAGGAACGTCGATAAACCTCCGTAGGTCGTGTCATTGAAAATCCGTAATCGTTTTGAGTTATCCGACGGCCATAAATTCACGAGAACGAGAGATTGTGTCCCGACCGGTTCTGCGTTGCTTGCGAGAGATACGTTTGTGACATCATTTCCGGATGGCGCGGCCGACGTTCCAGGTGTTATTTCATTATTCACCCATCTGAGTCCAGAGAGTTCAAGCGCATATTTTCCGGGAGCCATAGGGGTCGACGTTTGAATCGTATATGTAATTACGCAGTATCCAACATCCGCACCCGTTGCGCCCGGAGAAGGGACCGTCAGCGTCAATCCGCGACCATCGGACGCAGAATCTAAATCGGTTCCCATCCCAGTAGCATTTCCATCAGATGAAGGTAGTGTTCCACTATACACGCGAATGGACGCCTTCAACCCGGTAGCATTTGTATTTTGGATGTAATAAGTAGGAACCTTTATCGTGATGACCTTCGCAGCCACCGCACTACTTCCGCTTCCACTCGCACCTCTCAGTTCAGCAGTAGTCGTAAAAAGAAACCGGAATGTATTTTCATTTCCCTTAACATAGGAACATCGATTCAAAATAAGGGTTCCATCGGAACGTGAACCTGCCGTGGAAGATGGAGCGTGTGATGTCTGTGTAAACAATTCACCTTGATAACGAATATGATTTGCGGTGGTGAGTCCCTCAATCACACCTGTTCCATATCCTTCAGAAGGTGCCACCCAGCTACCAAACCCACCATTTCGGTAGGTTCTCGATACCCATACACTAATCAATAATACAACAATAAGAAGGAATACGACCGTAGTTGGTTCACGTAATAATTCGCGAAGATTCATATCGCTGAATATAATATTATAACTACTATACTATTATAAAATTATCTGTCAAAAAAGGTACCGTTCAATATGTCTGTAAACTATGTGTGTATGGGTTCTGTCTAAATGCGTTCAAAATATCCGGTTGAATTCGCTCATTTAACTTACTCTCATCATAACTTTGTGGCATCGTCATTTTGCCATAAATATCAATGCTTGGAATCGAAGATGGAGCATTCGTCATAACCATATCACGGTGATTGGCGCGGTCGGCATCCAGGCGACTAATATTGACGTTGGTATTCGAGTTAAACAACGACATTGACCCGTGATTCGTTATATTTTTATAGGTTTTGTTTACGTTATTACGTTGATTGTACGCAGCATTGTAGAGACCGTTCCCCATACGTGTTACTGAACCACCGGCCGTTCCTAAATAATCCGTGCTTGTCGTCGCGCGTTCCGTTTCCACCGGTGTATTTTGAGAGATTAAATAACCGGCAGCTGTTTGACGCTCTACATTGAGATGGTCAAATCCAACCAATCCCACAGTTGTTTCTTTAATGGTCGTCGGTGCGCGGTCGGCCGGATTAAATGTTGCTGTGACAGCAGCCGGAACCGGCATACGTGCATTTTCATACAGTCGTGCGTTCCCCACAACATTTTCCTTGCGTGATGGTTTCAAGACATCCAATAGAGGCGCAACCACCGCCTTCAATGCACCGTGAATTCCACCCATCTCATTGGGGCGCACAGTTGTTCGATTATTATGCGTCAGTTTATAACTCATCCGACCAAAATCAGCCTCCGTCGCGGTATTTTTCTCGGCAGCGTAAGGATTAATCATCGGTTTTCCGTCATAGGTTTGCCGGCGCGTGTCTTCGAAATTCTTGGGCGCATACATCGCGCTTCCGCCGTCTGCTGGAGCCGTCGCACCAAAATATTCGGTTGTCGTGGTTTGGCGATTGCTCTCGCGGTCCATCTCGATTGCGCGTTGTGTTTCACCCTTCTCCGCTCCTGTTGTCGTAAACCAACGGTCTGGTGTATTCACGAAAAATGTATCAGGAAGATGTTTCTCTACACGACCAAATGTTTCTGCGGTTGGTGCGTTTTGAACGTAATGAGCTGCCGGTCCTTGGTGACCTTCGAGAGAATAAGACAACTTTGGATTGGTCTTCACACGCATTTCATCTACCCCTCGGTCAATCCACTTCTCTCGCGCATCCATTCCAGAATTGAATCCAAGTGTCCCCTGTGTTCCATAACCCTGGTCTAATCCAGGACCAACACGCACCTCCTCCCACGGTTTAACATTCGCAATTTTCATACTTGGCATCATTCGTGATTGTAAAAAGTCGCTCTGATTCTGCATTCCGTGAGGGAGATGGAGATTGTCGAGAGGACGAAATAAAGGTGCTTGTTCAGTTTTGGAAAAAAACTGAGAACCGGTTCCGACTTTATTGTCAAGAACATTCTCGTGCAAGTTTGCGTCGGTTGTTATTCCCCGCACCTTTGCGCCGTAATAAGGTTCCATATTGTTGTGCGTAAATGTCCGTGGGTCGATTTTCGCGCCCATTAGGGAGGTGAAACCATCTTTGCTATAATTATCACCGAATTGCGTATCTAAACTTTCTCCGTAAGGGGTAGACGGAACATTTATGGGACCTGTGCTAGAAGAACTGCTTTTTGTTATCAAGTCATTTTTGTCTTTGGTGTTATCACGTCCTCTCTCGGCAATCCCGCGCAAGATGCCTACTCCACCAACACCACCAGCAACACCGGCCGACATTTTATCAAAATCTACACCTCGCGCATAATAACGGTCAGTTGCTGCGTTTGCATTTTTGTAATCATTGACATTGGAACCAGTATTCGGTCGAATGACTGGATAGTTCGTTGTTGGAATATTTGTATTTGGAAGATACCTGGATTGGTGAATGCCAGCGTTTCGATATCCTTCTTGCGCTCCGTCACCACGACCGCCATTTCGGTTAGAAGCAATATATGCCGCTCCTAGACTTCCTAGGATGAGTGCGATTTCAGCCATTTATGATACACTTATAATATCGTATTATAAATATTATTGTCGATGATAATTGTCGATGATTATGAAAACAAAGCAGTCGTTCCGCTAAACTGGCGAATATCGCCGACACCCACGACGCCACCGCTACCACTATCCACACTTGCTAAAGCGTGGTTGGTACTATGTCCTTGCTCCGAAATTCGACGCCCACCAACCATTCCTTCCATTGCTGGATTCTTATTCGCAGGATGAACCGAAAAATAGGTATCATCGGATAAATTTGGAACGGTCATTTGAGGAACAAACCGGTCCTTTTCAATGACACGTGTATTAAGGTTATTAAAAAAGGGCATAAATACATTTTCTTGAGGGTCGAAATGAAGCATCTTCCAGTTGTCTCGCTCCATGTCTCGCAACATCCACGCAGGATGGGTCGCCCTAGACTGTTCTACTGCACTTCCCCCGCGAACCGGACACTCGATTATTTTATTTGTTCGTGTTGCTACAGATGCGCTTTCACTGTGATGATAATTATCTGCGGAATCTCGGTTCAATCGACGTGATAACCCAAATAATTCCGTCTCAATATCTACAGAGTTTGTCATAATATTCCCGGCCCACATTTGTGCGCGAACATAGGGGTCTTCCATATAAAGCGGCTTATCACCGGGTCCAGGGACATTTATTTGGTATCGTCCTACATCTGTCGATTGTTGAAGTTGTTTTTTGATGCGGTCAGGGTCATCGTGAAACCGAGTAAATGACATAATGAAATGAAATGAAATGAAATGAAATGAAATGAAATGAAATGAAATGAAATGAAATGAAATGAAATGAAATGGACTCGTGCTACTATAACAACGTAAAATAAAAGAGACCTAAAAACAACAACAGAATGAATCTATCTCTCGGAAATACGAAATGAAAATAACGGAAGTAAACGAGGAGAATTACATACTCAAACCTTCTAAATCTTACACCATATGCCTCAATATGATTGTTAAAAATGAATCTCATATTATTGTCCAAACGCTTACAAACCTGTGTTCGTATATTTCGTTCGACGCGTATTACATTTCAGATACTGGTTCAACCGATAATACGATGGAACTCATTTGTAATTTTTTCAAAGAGCGTGGCATTCCAGGTCATATCGAGCAGGTAGAGTGGCGTGATTTCGGTTTCAATCGCACAAAGGCACTTCAAATGGCGTTTAATAAAACAGATTATCTCTTTATTTTTGATGCGGATGACAGTATTCACGGTGATTTTCGTATGCCACACGAACTCACACACGATGCGTATCAGTTGAAACTGGGTCAGTCGTTTGTCTATTTACGGACATTAATCGTGAACAATCGGAAACGATGGCGATTTGTCGGCGTGCTTCACGAGTATATAACGTGTATGGACCGTGAAGAATCTTCACAAGCAATTCAAGGGAATTACTATGTTGATTCAGGGAGAAGCGGAAGTCGAAACAAAGACCCCAATAAGTATATTAAAGATGCGGATGTGCTTGAACGTGGATTTTATACGGAAAGCGCACAGGGAGGCGACCGCGCACTTGCCGAGAGATATTCTTTTTACTGCGCGCAAAGTTGGATGGATGCGGGTCTTGCTCATATTGACAAAGCGATTGAATGGTATACGCGTGTTCTCCATCAAAATAACTGGTCGCAAGAAAAATACTATAGCGCACTTTGCCTTGGAGATTTATATACCCGGAAGGGAGATAAATATAACGCAGTGAAATATTACTGTAAAACAATGGAATACGATGAGGAACGTATTGAAGGCGTCGCATCCGTGATGGAAATTCTCCGCGCAGATGGAAATCACGTAATGGTGAATGCGCTCTATCACAAGTATAAAAACTATAATAAGTTCCCGCAAAATAAACTGTTCTTGAATACCGACAAATACAATGACATTATTGAATATAACAACTCAATTTCTGCGTTTTACATTTATGATAAACGTAGTGGATATGAATGCTGTAAAACGATTCTACGGCATCATATTATGGCATATCATTTTCTCTCTTCAACCTATAGTAATTTCATATTCTACACGAACTTTTTTGAAGAAGATACATTTCCCGAAATCTTGCGCTTATTTTACACCGTAGACCATCATCTCTCCGTGGTTGCTTCTAAAAACGATGTATATAGCGATGATGACATCCGAATATGGGAAATCCTTTTTGCGAAGGTGAGAGATTCCATTGTTTCTCCGTGTAAAATACAAGAAAACGACACACAAAATACAGGAATATATCGTCTCATTCGTCCAATCGACAAACTTCCATACCTTGATAGAAATGTTCCCGCACAAGAACCGTCTGTTATTCAAGTGAAGCGATATAATAGTGTAGATGTAGGTGTTCCTCCTCGCATTGTGATAACATTTACAACCTGTAAGCGTTTTGATTTATTTCAACAAACCGTGAATTCTATTTTAAATATGTGGTCTGATGTAGATAAGATAGACCATTGGTTGTGCGTTGATGACAATTCTAGTCCCGAAGACCGTGTAAAAATGCGAGAAACCTACCCCTGGATAGAGTATATTATGAAATCTCCCGCAGAAAAGGGTCATCGACCAAGTATGAAAATCATCTGGAAAAAATTAAATGAATTGCGCCCAGAGTATTGGATTCATATGGAAGATGATTTTCTATTTCATACTCCAGGAAGTTATGTTTATAAGGCGATTCAAATAATGACGGACGCCCGAAACTCCGGGTATAATGTTCGCCAAATATTATATAACCGAAATTATGGTGAGACGGTGCGCGATTATAAGATTCAAGGGCATAAACTGATTCGCCGAATGAAATATGAGATGGCGCTTCATCAGCATAAGACATGCAATGATAATGGAGGAAACGATTTCGGATACGGAAATTGCCATTACTGGCCACATTACAGTTTTCGCCCGTCTTTGATTGATGTATCTGCGATTCTGGCAGTTGGAGATTATGATACGCCTAACCAATTCTTCGAAATGGACTACGCCAACCGATGGACGAGAATCGGGTTCTTGTCTGGATTTTTCAATCAAATCACCAATCGGCATATTGGACGCTTGACCTCCGAGAGAAATGACCGAACACAACCAAACGCATATGAACTCAATGATGAAAGTCAATTTACTGCGCCCGCCACCGTCGCCACCGACGCCACCGACGCCACCGCCACCGACGCCACCGTCGCCACCGCCACGACCTCACCTAAAAAACAATACTATTCTACGATTCAATTTACCGATGGTTTCGGCGCACAATTTCAACGATTTATTTGGACGTGTATCTACGCGGAAGAATGTGAACGCGCAACATTTATATACAGAACCCCCGATAAAATCGCACACAATTATGATAATGACCCACAATTTATAGACACATTAGAAGCATTAATGAATATGAAACCAAATTATTTGAATTACAATGATGTTATTCGTAAGAACGCAGAACACGAACACGCTGGACGGCGCGATGATGTGATTGAGATACTAACACCTGATTTTTATGATATATTCAATTACATCGAGAGAAATATCGATAAATGTATGAAGAGTCAAAGTATGACTCGAATCAAAGAGAATTTCTGGGCGAATAAAGACCGAAATCGCGAACGTGAGCGACTATTTCAAATTCCAAACCCAAAAACAATGACAGATGATACGCCACACTATACTCATCATTTATCGATTCACATTCGCCGCCCAAACTGCGATGATACGCGACCCAATGGTGGTGAAGAATATACCAACGCTTATTACATTCAATCGATAATGAAAATAGTGGAAACATATACGAAGTATGACATCAATCATCGATTACGAATTCACATATACTCTCAAGGAGAACCCGATAAATTTTCAGAGTTTGTATCTCATCCTGGATTTGGCAAAGATGTTCTTCTTCATTTAAATGAAAAAAATGAAGATACCTACTTAGGAATGACGCTGGCCGATATTCTCATAACATCCGCCAGTTCATATAGTTATAGTGCGGCGTTTTTCTGTGAGGGGGACATTTATTATACAGAATTCTGGCATAAACCGTGTAGTTGGTGGAATCGATTATAAGTCTCACTGCGATGAGAATGCCTTTTTATTCTAATGTTAGAATATCAGTAGAGTTATAAAGAATGAATGATATAGATACCGAATATAAAGATGACGATTTAGCGATAAAAGATAAATTAATGAAAGAATTCCGAGATAGTGAGAAGGAAGCAAACTATGAAATCATCAAAAAAATGCTTACACTTCGTCATAATATGAAATATAACCGACATCTAGTGTCGGTCTATATGAAAGCAAAAGAAATTTTCGATACAATGGTGGAAGAACATCGAACACAGATTCAGTCTTTAGATGAAATTCATCGGCATATTCATCAAATGATACGTGAAAATCTCTCGAAGATGCGAACATCTATCAAAAATAAATCGAACGCCAATGAAAAAATGATATTGGAATTGACAAAGGATAAAAAGAAGATAGGGAGACTCTTGAAAAAAATGCGCGAAAACTATGAAAAACTATTGAATATTGACACTGTAATCGGAGTTTCGATTGATAAGGTTAATGAACTCTCTTTTATGGACGACCTAAATGATGACAATGAGTTATCTTATTCTGAAGACGATAATGATGTTGAACCCTATGATTCTTCCGATGAAATGACTGAAATCAATGACGACGACGGCGAAGACGACTGCGAGGACAGCGAGGACAGCGAGGACAGCGATGACGATGACGAAGACGAAGACGAAGACGAAGACGAAGACGATGACGAAGACGATGACGAAGACGATGACGAAGACGAGGACGAAGACGAGGACGAGGACGAGGACGAGGACGAGGACGACAAACAGAAACCTATTCCATTTTATAACTATTAAGGGAACATTCGCGATACAATAGATGGTACATCAACCGAGATGACCTCGCATAACGACGATTCAATATCCATTTTCGACATATACGTTGAAAGATACGGAACCAGAATGTTTTATATATCGCAACCATTTCATTTCCGGGATAAAGCATAACTGTTTCAACAATTTCAATCGTTGCGCGACAATAAGGTGATAATGACTGTACTGACATAAATTGTTCTTCATTCATTATATCAAATGTAAACAAACATAAATAATGATTTCGAATTTCAGGTGAATTGGTTGAATTGAATCCGTGTATTTCTTCGTTAAAACGCTGACAAAATCCAATTTCATATTGAGACAACATAGAATCGTTCCATAAATATAAAATGTTTTGTATAATCAATTTTGTAGAATCAATATTTATTATATTCTTAAAATATATATTATTTATACAAAAACATTAATGGCGACGTATTTGACACGTTTATTTTACTCTCCATTTTTTCAAAATAGAATTGTTTTATACGGCTCACTATTGCTGGTTTTATTGAGTATATTACGATATATTGCAAACCAAAAATATAATGCTGTCATTTTACTTGCTTTAATTGGACTGGTTATGTCTTACTTTAGTAAAAACATGATAATTATTCTTCTCACTGCGGTAGTTTCCGTATTTTTATTAGATATGCTGAGTGTGAAGGGAGTTATGGAGGGAATGAAAACAAAAGAAGGAAACGAAGATATGGATGGCGATACCAAAGAGGAACCCAAAGAAGAACCCAAAGAAGAACCCAAAGAAGAAAGCAAAAAGGAGAATTATAATAACAACAATAATAAAGATGACAAACCAGTGAAGATGGAAAAAGAACCCGCAAAGAAGGAAAAGCAAGGAATGACAAAATTAAACCCTGCGAAATATAATGAAGGCGCGGATGATGATGACGATGATGACGCATATGATAACAAAAAAAAAGATAATGGAAAAAACCGTATTGATTATGCGTCTACATTAGAGCAGGCGTATGATAATATTGAGAATATTATTGGAGAAGATGGAGTGCGCGGTTTAACCGACCAAACAAAATCTTTGATGAACCAGCAAAAACAGTTAATGGAGAATATGAAAGATATGGGACCTCTACTCAAATCCGCGGAAGGATTTATGAAACAAATAACTGGCAATGGTGGAATTGGTGGAATAACGAATATGTTGAAAGGATTCGCCACTCCTGGCGGTAAATAAATAAATAATCATATATAATAATACGAATCATTGCGCGTTTGCGTTTAGCATTATTATATTTACATAACAATGGCAAGACGATGCCCTCCTGGTGTGTTATGTTTTGAAAACGTATCACTCTTTATTATTGTTATTGTAATCATTGGGTTTGCGTTATATATACATTCGCATGTTTTCCGTGGAAATGCAGGACACGGACACGGACACGGACACGGACACGGACACGGACATCATTCACATCTTATCGCAACCTCTGATCCACTCGCAAATTCATTAGATTTCGGCATTGGTGGACCTTCTGCAAACCAAGATGTTTTATTGAACCCATACGTTCCTCCACTTCGAGATAATTCGGTAGGAGCAACACGACCGATATACGATATCAGAGGTGGAGTATCAACTATCCATTACGGAGAACACAATGGGTTTGGTGGCGTTCCTGTAAATGTTCCGACGCGTTCGGTCGATACAACCTATCGTCAAGTGGGTATTCTTACCCGTAGTAATGGAGGTCAAGAAACGATACTTCCACTTATTGGTCGTCCACTCTTTACAAATCGCGATAAATGGCAATTTTATACATTAAGTGATAAGAATAATGCGATTAAACTGCCCGTTATGATTAATGGTAAAAGTGGAACCAATGAATATGGATGCAACAATGTTAGCACGGGTGATACCGTTTATGTTGAAGGATACAACGATGCGTTTCGCGTATCAGCATATGACAGTGCGTCATTGAGATATTTGCCATTATAGAACTATTTTTTATTTTTTATTTTTATTTTTATTAACAAATAATTGGGCAACTGCTGCGGCCGCCTGTGCTGCGGCCATTGCGGCAGCCTCAATTGCTTTCTGTTTTATATTTTCGGAAGTTGTCGGTGCTGATGCTGATGCGGATTCTGATGCGGATTCTGATGCGGATGCGGATGCGGATGCGGATGCTGGTAAACCTTCAATTGCTTCTGCGTTTTTCTCTTTGGCTTGTTTTTCTTTGACGGCCATAACTTCATTGGTGTATATTTTCTTCACCTTTTCAATTGTATCATCTAAATTCGGTGTTTGTCCTGTCATTGATTTAGATTCTCTCGGCAATATTCTCTTAGACTCTTCTGATGCCGGAATAAACTCATCCGACCGTTCATCCCATCCCATAAAATGGGTGAGAATTAAATCCTGACCCGGCGGGGGAAATGGATATCGTTTTATGATATATCCTTTATACCGAATACCTAATGAATTCATTGCATCTACTTCTTTGATTTCATCGAGACCTCCGGCATTGCTCTCTTCGCCACCCTTGCTTTCGTCGCCACCCTTGCTCTCTTCGCCACCCTTGCCATCTTCGCCACCCTTGCCATCTTCGCCACCCTTGCTCTCTTCGCCACCCTTGCCATCTTCGCCACTCTTGCTCTCGTCGCCACCCTTGCCATCTTCGCCACCCTTGCCGTCTTCGCCTTTCGCAGTCTTTACTAAGGAATCACCTTGTAAATCTTTCAAAAACCGCGCCACACCAGTTATACCTGTTTCATTTTCAAGCGTCGTTCGTTCTAGCACTTCGCCATTTGCCATCGGGTTGACCACAGTTTTTAATTGAAGAGATATTCCCGGACGATTGAATGCCATACACGCACCATGTTCACCCGCGGTTCCGTGGTCTAGTAATGTAAGCAGTTTCATAAACTCGTCCGATACGCTACGCGATACATCATTTCCGGCTCCTTCAAAAAATGTAGTAAGTTGAGTGAATCCATATTTTCTCTCAGAACCAGGAACGTTATAGGAGAATGCGTAAACATTCTTCTTAAAATCATCATAACCGTCGCTCTTCATAAATTCCGGGTCTTCCAAACGTTCATTGAGAGATTTAAATACATTGAGTGCCGCGGTTTTTGTGTCATCATCCTCATTTTCGAGACTTGAACGCACTATTTCGAGAGATTTACGGAGGGTTTGAATTGATGTTATTTTACATCCAACATGTAGATTGATAACAAAACTATTTGCCTCATCCGATACAACCTTACCAGGGTTGCTACTATTGGCCGAGGATTCAAGCGCTTTCTTGATATCATCGGGTGACACTGGAACAACCTGGATTCTGAACTCGCTTGGATGAATTGAATTTCCAAAATTTCGCAGAGTGTCAATATTATCAATTGTTTGAGGGTCGCCATTTTCTTTTAATTTATACAAACGGTTAGAGTCAGAAAGCGTAACCGTATCTGAACCCTTTTTAATCTTGATATCATATAATTTACCTCCTTGTAGTTCCTTTGATTGGTTATCAATTTGCCCTTTTTCCTTTGTAAAAATAAACATTTTATCGGGGTATTCGTTTCCTAATGTATCTCCATCTGCAATACCTACTTGATTTGGTGCGGTGAAATACAATCCCTTTTTTTCATCTGGAATTTTCCCTCCATTCTCAAGTTCTTTTTTCGGCACAAATTTTCCATATAAAATACGTTGAAGGTCGAAGATTTCAGTCTCGCGTTTCATTAATTTACTACCGGGTTTTATTTCAATTTGAATGTAATACGGAAGGCCATTTGAGACTAAAAATTCTATTAACTTATATGTTTCCTTTTCATCTGTAAGTTCGTGAGATGCAGTGCGAATCGGAATATCTCCAGGAATTTCAGGCATTCCGGATTCGACGGGTTTATTAGATTCAACAGGTTTCTCAATTTCGACAGGTTTCTTAGATTCGACCGGTTTTTCGGCACCACCTTCCATAATTCTTGGTTGTCGTCGTTGTTTTCTTCGCATCCTTCGAATCCTTCGCATATTATCATATTTATCTTTCAAATACGACAATACGGAAATAGGAATATATTTCTTGAGCGTCTTATTGACGATGCTTCCTACTTTCGCAGGGTATTTATCATTTTTCGCAATAACATTTTGTCTGCTATGACTTCGTCTAAATGTGTGTCGTCTCAACGATTTTTTTGCCCTTTTCCGTTTTGCTACACTTTGCTGATGTTGTTTTCGTATCTTTCGTATTCTATTTCGTGTTAGTTTCATACGTTTCCATATACATAAATTATATATAATAATAAAAAATAATACCATATAATAATAGTGAAGAATGTCATCAAAAAATAGGGATGCACCCGTAAATCTATCGTCAAGTGTTATGCAAAAAGAAGATAGGTCGTGTTCTTCCACTTGCAATTTTTCATACCAATATAATACAAGCACGTGTAATGTTTTTCATAAAGGGTCATACTTACAGATACCATATGACAGTGGTAGTGGCGGATTATACCCCGCGCGTTATAATGGTGTAGATTATAAAGTGGACCACATCCATATTCACCAACCATCGATTCATCGTTATGATGGCGCTCTCGCAGATGCGGAACTACTCGCATACCACTCTAGCGCAGATGGGCGAAACCTTATCGTATCAATTCCAATCAATATCGGAAATGGAACAGGAAAACAGAGTTCAGATATTATGAATACAATTCTTCAGAATTTACCAAGTCGCACAAGCAGTGGTGGAAAATATGTTTCTGATGTAAATAACTTCAATTTAGGAAACCTTATTCCGAAGGAGGGGTTTTTCACGTATGTAGGAAAGCATTTATTGCCACAACATACTGGGGTTTATAATTATATCGTATATCATAAAAAAGATGCGATTCTTGTATTCCGTGATTCTCTCGCAGGAATCAATGACCCATCACGTAATAGTTCAATAACCAAAACAGAACCCATCAGTGAGAATAAGATGCCACGGAATATGTATTATTATAACAAAAATGGCGCAAATAATGCCAAAGGTTCAGGAGATATTTACATTAAATGCAATCCAACTGGTGAAGATGGGACTATTTTATATCAGCAATCGGCAAATGATGGTTCTGTCGGAAATATGGCGGAATTAGATTTAAGTAAGTTCGGTTTGAGTTGGGAAGCAATCGCGCAAAACGATATTTTCCGCACACTAATTGGCACGATGATTGGGTTACTTATTGCGGGAATTCTCTTTTATTTGTTCCGTTTCATATTCAATCGTATTGGCAATCGTGTAAGTTCGTCGGGAAATGTGATGGGGCAACGTGGTGGTAGTGGAATACAACTCAGTCATTAGTTGCGTGATTCCATATTTCGTTTATATGAAGCGTCGTATACACGAAATAATGTTGTATTAATGATAATTACCTAGAAAACGTTCTTTGCGACGGTTGTTTAGATAACACCGTCATATTCCGGTTCTACAGCACCATATAATTTTCCCAAGACCGGTTGAAATGACATCCCATCACTGATTCCGCTTCTCTCATCGTTCGGAGAAATAACCACCAGTTTATCCACAAGTTCTTCTTCCAACGTCTTTTCGGATGGGGGGTTCATTGCGACCATAACTTCCTGTTTCTTCTTCTCAGTAGGCGAGAATGTCTCAATACCGTAAACACCGGTGGCGCGACTTGACCTACGAATAAATTCATACGCAGCTAAGAACCCTAAAATACCCACCACTGGATTGGTGCTTAAGAATAAGGTGATAGCAAGAATAATAACAATGACTTGCCCTGCCGTGCTTTCCGCATACTCCGCCAACGCAGGTGGAACAGATGGGGTGAACACAATATATAAAATCAAGAGAACGAAAATAACCATTTCGTGCTGTTTTTCTTGACGCATAAGAGTTTGGAACGTATCCATTATACCTATATATAATCCAAATAGAATGTTATTACTATTATATGATATAATATTACGACTATTCTAAAACTAATCTTGACAGAATTGAAATCTCTCGAAGACTTCATCTAGAACATCAAGACAAATGGCAACGAACACATCCGCGTCATCCTATTACGGTCCTCGTGGGTATACTCTTCTTAAGGAATGTATGGACGCAGACGACTTGAAAATGTTGAGAGATGAACTTACCGTTGGCGCATATGTTCCTAAAGCGCCGGTCCAACCCCCTAAATTCCCAATCTACCGCGAGTGTTCTAAAAAGATATATATTCCGAGATTTTACGGAACAAAAATATACGGAGTCCCCGAAGAAACGCGCATCCCCCACGGATTTCCTGTATCTGAATCTCTCATTTTCTCTGGGGAGATGCGCGAATACCAAAACGTCATTGTGGATAAATATATACATCAAGTGACGAAATCAGAAAATATGGGAATGGGTGGTGGGGGTCTTCTTGATGTGGATCCAGGAAAAGGAAAGACTGTTATGGCGCTGAATATTATTTCGCGACTCCGAATGAAAACACTCGTTATTGTCCACAAAAGTTTCCTTCTGAATCAATGGATAGAGAGAATCCAGCAGTTCTTACCAGCAGCGCGCGTGGGAATGATACAGGGGCAAATCGTGGACATCGACGACAAAGATATCGTCATCGGAATGCTTCAATCCCTTTCAATGAAGGAGTATCCGAGAGATATGTTTGACTCGTTTGGTCTCTCCGTCTATGATGAATGTCATCATATGTCGGCCGAAGTATTCTGTCGGTGTATGATGAAGGTCGTTACAAAATATACTCTCGGTCTATCCGGAACAATGGTCCGGAAGGATGGATTGACAAAGGTATTCAAATACTTCTTAGGGGATGTGGTTCATAAAGAGAAGAACGACACAACATCCCACGCAGTGATTGTGAAGGGAATACAATATAAAGTAGACGACCCGGAATTCAATGAAACAGAATATGATTATCGTGGAAATCCTAAATTCAGCACAATGATATCGAAAGTATGTAATTATAATCGGCGAAGTGAGTTCGTATTGGATGTGCTACAGAACGAACTGGCGACGAACCCCGACCAACAGGTTATGATATTGGCTCATAATCGGTCATTGCTTGAGTATTTCCACGACGCGATAGAACATCGGAAAATCGCGTCGGTGGGGTATTATGTCGGCGGAATGAAAGAAACCGCACTGAAACTCAGTGAAAGCAAAAAGGTCATTATCGCGACATATGCGATGGCGTCGGAAGGATTAGATATCAAGACATTGACAACGCTTATTATGGCGTCACCAAAGACAGATGTATGTCAGTCGGTTGGACGCATCCTGCGCGTAAAACACGCGTCGCCTCTCGTGATTGACATCATCGACCCACAAGATGTATTCCGCGCGCAGTGGTTGAAACGACAGACGTATTATATCAAACAGAAATATCGCATTATAATGACAGATACAGATGGATATTATAAAAATAAATGGACGGTGAAATATGAACCGGCAAAGGCAAACGTGTCGAGGGCACTGTCATCAGAGTCTTCGAATTCGAACACCATACTATCACTGGATGACGCGGATATTATAGAAATCGATGAAGAGACGGGAAATCTCTCGGTGTCAACAGAAATAAGCGCAAAACAGAAGATGAAATCGACCATTCCGAAAACAAATGGAAAGTGTTTGATTACTTTGACGGAATAACACCGGTTATAAAGACGACGCACCACAACTATTATACGCTGTAATTGGCGCCGGATTGGCCAAAGCAGTTGTAGAAGGTCCGACCTCGGTTCCCATACCCGCAACAGAATACGCTGCATTTCCATAACTTCCACCGTGTTGACGACTATGTGTATAGTGATTTCGGTGGCAACGACACCGTTTCATATTTTTTCGTAATGACCTAGACCTAGACCTAGACCTAGACTTAGACTTAGACCTAGACCTACCACCTACTCCGGTTACAATGTCGCATCCACAGTTCTTACAGCGTCGATTACGATATCGACCACGTCCAGTGCGTCTCTTACTGCCACCACCGACACTACCCGACTGTGCAACCACCGAATTGTATCCGACAGAAACAGGAGCATATGAACCACGCGCATACGCACTATCCGCATTTCCACCATCAAACGAATGAAATTGACACATTCCACCACCCCCTTGGACGAATGCGCGTCCGGCCGGTCCTTGATACATATTTCCTGTACCACCCGTGTTATAAGGAATATCTTTGCTAGACAACGCAATTCCTGCGTTATGTTCAGCAAGCGGATTGGAACGCAAATACATTGTATCGTAATATCGTTTCTTACTATACAATGATATTATAGTATTCGAATAGTTTGTCATTTTGAACACGCTAAAGAATGATATGGAATTTACACCATTTCTCCCTCATCCAACAATCGGTCCACCATTAAATATAGTCGTGGTGATGTTATCGACTTCTTTTCCCATAAAAATTGACACTTTCGCAATGCGAATTCGTTCAATTCAATGATGTGATCTTTACGCGTAATAATATTTCGTCCGTCCAACATAATTGCGGGTGTCATTATACCACATTCGTTATGGAATGGATGAATCATATTACGAAACGCATAATCGATTGCTATCTTATAACTATAAATAGAGGGTAGAATAACCGGACCACTGAAATTAGAAATATCAATTACAATACCATTGAGAATATACTTGTTTTCCCATACATACTCCAACATACGTCGATTATCATCGAGTGCGTTGTTTGAAATGACCGTATGAATCCATAAGAGTGGTCCAGGAGACGCACGCATCGCGGTGCTCGATGACGATGATATCATATGAAGTTGTTTGATTGACCGAATCAAATATTCAGAACCATTCCTTCCCATTAAGCGTCCACGTTTGTCCCCTCGGTCCATTATTGTCAATGATTCATCGTTTACAATTCCAAACTCTTTTGTATTATGACAAATCATTGGAACACGCTGATATTTCAACAATGTAATGAGTTCACTCGACGAGGCATTTGATACCGAATAACAAGGGCGAACATACGGTATGTGTTTACTCCATACCTGAAGTTTATCTGTTAATCGTTTATACATGAAACGAAACTATCTTGTATAATCATATTATTAATGGTTTATATCCGTTTATAATGTTTCTGTAGATATTTTGATTCGTGTTGCTTCACCTGTTGATAGGTTATGATTGGCATTGTTTTCATAGATGACACCATTTGTATCGGAACCCAACGACAAAAACGTTTATGAAAACGGCATATCATAACATATTCCTTTTCAAGAGAAACATAACGGTCTGGTTCAACATTCTCAAAATCATCATCACTTTCTTCGCGTGAATCCAAGCGCTTATTCTCGGCGATGTTTCGAAAAAGTTCATTCATCATTTCACTTGTTTTATAACTAGGAATATGTGCAAAATTATGAAATACTAGTTGATTCGCGCCACGTGTATCTCCAGAACGAACAAACAATTCATAGATATCATTTTGTATATTCGGTCGGACCACAAACAATGCTTGGATATTTGTAAGCATCTCATCTTGTGGTTGAATATACATAACTTGTTTTTCTGCATGCGTGGGCGTGGGTGCGGGTGCGGACATGGGCGTGGGTGCGGGTGCGGGTGCGGACGTGGGTGCGGGTGCGGGTGCGGACGTGGGTGCGGACGTGGGCGTAATAATGCGTCTAGGAACGACATCGCAAATGGACGATTTATCATAGAGTTGATAAAACACGCGCGAATCGTGATTTGTTCGATATTGAATCGCATAAACCGGATAAGGCAAATCATCTATCAATCGATTTATATTTTCATCGGAATAACATAACACAGGTAGACCAAATATAATACTCTTCTGGTTTGTATACGCAACTTGGCGAATTTGATGTTCTGAAAACATACGCTCACATAATCGGATATGTTCAGATAATATCATTGGTGGAACTACATTCCCTTTATACCAATAAATCGTTTGAATCGAAAAGTATGTATTCATATGAATATGAAATACAATCCCTCCGAACACAGTGCCGAAAGCAAGTGTTTTATCAAGGCATGCATCATATACTCGAACCGCGCCTGGATACCATCCATTCTCTTGATGAAACTTATTCGTAAATGCTGATATCGTAGTTTGGTTCGCATTGCGCGAGCAGTTTGGATTGTTTATATCAATCACCGCAACAATCTTATTTCGTTTCCATTCAGTAACCCACGCAATACAACGCTTTCCTTTTGGAATGATGAAGGCTCTGGTGTTATGTTTTGAAGCAATCGATTTGTCGTTCTTATGAATAACTGCTTCATAAGAAAGTCGCGTATTCGGGAAATTTGACAGTAAACTTTCAGTATCGCGAGATGATAGATAATACATTGATAATGGAATAATGGTATAATAGAATACATTCATTTACCTTTAACTCATTTCATAACTTGCGCGAAATGAATCATTTGTATTTGATTTTGTTTTCAATCCAATTCCACGAAGAAATGTCTTTAAATCACTTTTCATATCATTTAATTGATTGCTACCAGTAGTGTCGTCATATTTTTTTCCTAAATCAAAACTATAATCATCTGTTTGATTGTTATGTTTCAATAAATGGTTTGCCGTTGAATCCGACCCAGACGCCGACCCAGACGCCGACCCCTTTGTATTGTCTAAATTTTTATTTATCGTATCAAATAATGATTTATATTTCTGTTTGGGACAGTGAATTAAGTCTTTTACTTTTGGTGCAGTAAGTGTAGTTTCAAAATACAGATACAAATAATGTATAATAACGATTAAACTTATTGAAAATATAACATTTTGTATCAACCACAACATTGTGTATACTACGAACATAATTTGAATAGGTCAACAAACGAAATGATGTCATCTTTACACGTTCGTGTAAGTCTGTCTATGTTACATCCTTCATTTACACCATTATCCGTTGTGATATAAAAATCGATAACGACCGATTCGTCTTCGTTTAATATAAATACAAAAGAATTCATTGATTTTGGATGCGTTTTAATAACCATTCGTATGCTTCGTATGACATTATGATGTGATGATATGATAGTTTGCGTCGTAGGTTGGTATATCTCGTAATAACTTTCATCCAGAAGAACTGGAATAACACTGTCATCTTTTGGTATCTCAATTATCGTATTGGGACCATCCACTGGAATGTACTCATAAAGTTCCGAATGGTTGTTATTTTTGTTTCGAACCGCATAGATGCCTTCATCTGAATAAATGATATGTTCCATTTTTGACGAGACAAAGAACGTTTCTGTTCCCTTTGGACGTAAACGTCCTCGTTCGACGGTCTGTTTGATTTTTGGATATCGTTTATTCATATCATCCAATGTAATATCCAATAAAAAAATACGAGGTTCGGTTCTCTTTTCATTCTGTATATGATGTGTATTGGTATTTGTTCGATAGATGGTATTAAGTTCTGAAATTATCATTGCTTGTCGTGCAGTTTGTCCTTGTTTTTGACTGCGAATACATCCACGGTTACCATTGTTGCCGTGGTTACCATTGTTGCTACCTGAGTTGAACTTGCCAACACGGGTTTGTGTCATCATTTTGTTATATAACTTCGGGTGATATGTTTATGTCATATTCAATGGAGCGAAAGAATATAGAAACAACACTCGTATTCTATACACATCTTAATGTCGAATACATCATCCGACTCCGTAAAAACAACAATTATCATTGTTTCAAAAACAGGAACACTTTCAGAATGTCAAGTGGAAACACAAAAAGAAACAACATTGGAACAATTAACGGTGTTACTTTCAAAAAAATGCGGATATAAGAATTCGGATGGTTTTAGTTGTTATCATACTTGGAAATACAAGAACAAACATAAGATAACATTTGACGCGAATATACCTGCAAAATATATTTATGTTGATATCTGGGCGAAATCAGATGGTCGCGCGGGACAAGAGAATAAATATGAACTCCCTCCACCGATTGATGAAATTATATTTTTTGGAAATATTGCACTTGTTGCAAGAATCGACAAAGAACACGCGGTGAATCTGACGCTTGATTTGTGGGATAAAATATATACTAAACTTTTTGGCGGGTTTGAAGATTTGTCGTCGACTGTCATAGAGGATGAAAATGAATCCGATGAATTAGAATTGATTCCGGCGTATATGAAAACTGCGAATGGATATTTAAAAGATGGTTTTGTAGTCGATGATGATGAAGATACACAAAAGTCGTCATCAAGAACCAATGGGAAAGCAACTGGAAATGTGAAACGTTCGGGCAGTTCAAAATCAACTAAAAACAAAACATCTGAGGACACAAGTGAAAGTGAATTTATAACTGAAACAGAAACAGAATCTGGAACTCAACCATCAGAATCACCAATCAATTCGGATGGCGACGGCGACGGCGACGTGGATGGCGACG